TTATTAAGCACCACGAACCGCTTTAATAATCCATTGACCACCCTTCCAGGCAACCAATGCACCAATGATGATACCAATAACAGATAAAACCGCAGTGATTGCTCCACTGAAATCAATTTTTGAAGTCAAAGCTGTATAATCAACTGCTTGTTGTTCAGCCATTGCTAATGCAGGAACTAATGCGACTGCGCCTAAAGCAACTTTAGTTGTTGCAGATTTTAAAAATTTAAACATAATAAAAACCTCAATTAACTAGGCTTTTTTGATTGTCTCTAAAATCAGTCCACCGAATTTAGCAATCAACCAAAATCCTAATGTTATTGAAAACGATGCAGCAAAAATTTCAGGATAATACTGAAATTCTTGTGCACCACCTTTATTTGAAGTACCGTAAGCTTGGGCAGACTCAACAAGTTTTTCTGCCTCTGTTTGCGGTATCTTCAAAACTATTTGATCACAACCATCACCACCAAAATTCATATACGGATGGCAAAATTTAGTTGTAATCTCGATTTCATTACTCATAAATGAAATACCAATAAATAAAAAATTGTTAGAGCAAGGCTACAACCAATAAAACTTGCCCCTACCATTTCTATAAATTCACGCATTATTTCAATTCTTCTATGATTGAACTTTCATCAAAATTGTAAGTAATACCTTTACGACCATTTTCCATAGCCCATTCACGTGGATAAACAAGCATCATTACCGTTTTATCCTTTAAGCGATTAATCGTATTTCTTAACGCATCATTCATAGAGCGATCATCAATCTTAATTTCTTGAATTGATGTGTTATAGCCGCCATAGCCATCAGGTTCTTGTAATTGAACCCCCATGTTATGACGATCTTTTACTTCTCCAGTTTCTCGATTAGTGAAAGATGAAGATTTATAACCTTTTAAAATACCTACAATATAAAATCCGGTACGCATAATTGATTTCTCCTAATTAGTTATGTTATATAAATTTTCCATTAATATATGGTAAATAAATCCTGAAAAGTCATCAGAATGCTTTTCTAAAATTTCATCCCCTAATAATATTGAACAAAGAATTTTTAAAATTCTTTCGCTTTCCTTAAATAAAGATTTATTTAGTTCATTATCACTCTCAATAAGACAACCAAGCCTTTCGTGATATAAATAAACTTCATTTTTAATCAAATCATATAAGTTGCTCATATCTCACCTATACAACTAAGCGTAAACAATTTGGTATATTGCTTGGAAATTGATAAAAATCAGGGGCTTTAAATGGACGAACCATAATATTTTCACAAGCGATAACTCTAACAGCTTGGAATTTCTCAACATCGCAAGGATTCGCAATATCAATACCGATTTTTCTTAATCTTGCTCTATGAGTTTCATATTGACGAGATTTTAGACCTAACTCCTTGCCGCTAGCCCATAACATTGCGTAATATGCTGAAGTTGTTGCTTTTCTCAATGTATCAACAATCCCTTGAGAAACTAATTGTTCAGCAATGGTTTCTAAATCATATTGACTTACATTTAGCTTTTTATACATGTCAGTAAATTCCTTCTGTAAGTTTTCTAATACTGAAAAATCACTAATTCCCCAATAACATAAATTTTCACGTTGCAAATATCTTGATTTTAATTTTTGCTCAAAACGGACTACTCCATTTTCTCTACAATACTCATAAACATTTCTGTAATATCTAAACTCTTTTGATTCTTCACCAAATTTACGCTTAATCTTGTCATAAGAATGAACTCGCATTTCTTCATGTTTTATATAACAGCTTGGGTAAATTAAATTGGCATTTCCTTTTTCACTAAGCCAATCCGTAGTGCAACCATTTGTATGAAGTCTGCCAATAGAATTTCGATAACGCATCTGTGATAAGGCTTTTAGAAATGTGCGTTCATTGCCCTTACCAACTGCTTTATTGGTAGTAATATCTAAACGTTTAATGGTTGCACCATCTGAAAACTTTTGAAGTTTTGTACCGTCCTCTCCTTGTCTATAAAAAATCTCGGTACAACGTGTGAATTGTGGTAATTTGAGAGAAAAAAGAATTGAATTAAAACAAGATACACAACTATCAACCGCTTCAAACCCAATTAAATTCTCAACTCTCCCCCATCTGCTTGGATTCCCAGACATTCGAATAACTGAACCTGAAATCTTGATACTAACTTCATCACAAAAACTACCTTTATGATGATACTTACCTGTTTTAATGCCAGTTTGAAGTTCACCTGTTTCTAAATGAATTCCTATCATTCCAAAGTCAAAAATAGAGCAAAGAATGGATTCTGGGATCTCTACCCCAAAATCTTGCTCTATTTCTAACCAGTCAATAAAGTAACTCATAATAGTGTATACATATAACAAATAACTTTTGCAAATAAAATACACCTGTTACAAGTATCTTGTCAATATGTAGATGATAAAACTTGTATACAAAAGTATAATGCCAAAATAAAATACTAAACTGTTAAGGCTTTAAATTGAAAAACGTAACGACAGACAAAACGATTAGACTTAAAAAACAAGAAGCGATCGACTTAAAAGATATATCTTTTGAGCTGACCAAAAAAGCGATAATGGCCGGACATCAAAAACTATATAAAGAAAGTGATGTTGTACATTACTTGATCGAAAATCTTGCTTCATGTGTAAAAGTGAATGAAAAAGGTTTACTAAGCCTAGATCATGAAAAAGTAACCAACCTTTTCATTAGAGAAGATGAACATAATAAGCCATATGACTACTAAATTACCGCAGAATATTGCGGTAAAGTTCGGGTGTTACAGAACTCCCGAACTTTTTTGAACAAAAAATAAACATTGAAATATAAGGAAATTCATATGGATATTCTACAAAATACCAACAACATACTAAGCTTTATACTCCAATCAATTTCTAGCAAATTTCCATTTTGGATATTACTCATAGGTTCAGTCTATGTATTGTTAAAATCATATGATAAAAATTGGACAAGATTATCCTGGCTGACTGCTACCATTAGCTTTTATATAGGAGTGATAGTTCCTATTTTAAATTGGGAATCTGGAGCTTATAAATGTATTGCACAAGGAGAAAAGACAACCCGTGGCGGATTGGATTTTTGTCGTGAAGGAATGTATGCATGGTATGGAGAAAACCTATGGCAATGGATTTTTGGAATAGCGATATTTCTTATTTTTATAGGATATTTTTATATAGATAGAGATAAATATTAGCTATCTGAAAAATTTCTTCCCTGATTGATATCTATATTGTTTTATAAATTCTTCTAAATCAATAGGAACTGATGAATTTGTCAGTTCCTTTAAAAACTCCCCCAAGTGTTCCATTTTCTCAAATCTTGCTTGAGTCTGTTCTGCAGTTTCCAATCTGTCAAAAACAAAACGAATTTCAACCGTATCATAGCTAAATCTTATATTATGCTCAGTTTGTTTGAGAAGTTTCACTGCCTCATAAAAATGTCTTGGCGTGATATGTTGAATAGTAATATTTGACATAAATTCAATAACTTAAAATTTCGCATAATGGCGGATTATGTGTAAATTCTTGCGCGGTGCCAATGGCGATTATACCGCGCTGCGAATTGTAACATAATCCGAAAATCATTATGCGAAATCAATTACAAGGTTAGTGAAAGCTACGTATTAATAAGATCACAGAGTTATGCACAGGTCACGAATACCATTCAAACGATGCAAAATCTAGTCTCGCAACACTTTGCAATAAGATGAAATAATGATTTATACACTCTAAAGTTGTTATGTAAGGAAAAAATAAAGAAGTTTATATGTATCAAATAATGGTAACGCTACGTGAATTCTGCGTTATTTTATGAGGGTGAATATCATCAGATTTTAAAAAGAAAAACGTAAATCTCAGGGATTAAGATTTACGTTTTTGATGAATGGCATTTGTGTGACTATGTCACGATATGTATAGGATTAAGATAACAGTTTTGCACCGTATTCATAAACCTGTTGTAGTAAATTCAGTTTG